GAGTATCAGAAGGATATACTAATACAGTGTAGAGATATTGCTGAGAGAGAATGGGGTATTAAGAATGACTATGAAGCATTCTTAGTTTCTTCTGATGGATATATTCAGACAGATCCTAGAGAAGTATTTAATGTAGAAAAGGTTATAACAATTGCAAGTCATCATCAGACACACGCTGCATCTGCATTACATCTTTCACCATTCAAACAAGCACTAATTGTTTCTTATGATGGTGGTGGTGATGATGGACATTTTAATATTTACTTGGGAGATAAGGAGAAAGGTATACGTCTTTTAGAAAATATTCCTTCTGATTTTGGTGGTGGATATCTTCTATGTGGTGCAATGGTTAGAGAGGTATCAGAGAGTAGTAGACACATGCTTGCTTTGTCTGGTAAGTTAATGGGTCTTTGTGCATATGGTAATGAAATAAAGGAATATATTCATGCTTTTAAAGAATTCTTTTTTGATAGAGATTATAATAAACTTGCTAAAGTAACTGGACTACCTCTTAAGAATGTAGATACTCCTTGGAAAGATCCATTGCAGATGTATGTCTTTGAGGATAAGAAAGGATATGATATTGCTGCCAGTGCTCAAGCAGGATTTGAGTATGCTTTATTCAGTGTGCTTGATAAGTATGATCCAGATATACCTTTGATCATGACTGGTGGATGTGCTCTTAATGTTCTTGTCAATGAGAAGGTTAAGTGTCTATACAATAGACCATTATATGTTCCACCCAATCCTCATGATGGTAGTCTTTCTTTGGGTCATATGTTCCTTTATAAGAAACCTACTAAGCAGGTGGATATTACTTATAAAGGACTTCCATTAGTAGATCGTAACAAATTACAAGATTATGTTGACGAATACAGTGCTACCAAGTTAAATAAGAAAGAGATAGCTGAGTTGATTAAAGATGGTAAAATTGTTGGGTTGGTCTATGGTGATTCCGAAGTTGGACCTCGTGCTTTGGGGAACCGTTCTATTGTATGCGACCCTAATATTGCTGACATGAAAGATATACTAAACTCTAAAGTAAAATTTAGAGAATGGTATAGACCTTTTGCACCTTTTTGTAAACAGGAAGAGGCGCAAAATTGGTTTGAGACTAGAAACTTTGATAACCTAGAGTATATGAGTTATGCTCCTAAAGTCAAAGTAGATACACTACCATCTATTACTCATGTTGATGGAACAGCACGATTACAGGTGGTTACAGAGGAGTCTCATAGTCATTTCTATGAACTTCTAACAGAGTTTGGAAAGTTATCAGAAACAAATGTGCTATTGAATACATCCTTTAATATAAGAGGATACCCTATATTGTCATCAATAAAGGATGCTTTATACGCACTAAATAATACGGAAATGGATTACGTGGTAATCGAAGATTATTTGTTTGGTAAATTGAAATGAATCCACAGTTTGGAGTATTTTATCAGGTATATGATAACAAGAAGGCAGCTCGGTTTGTCTTAGCAAATTTTAGGGAGCACTTCCCAGAAAATCCTGTTGTCCTTATCTCCGATGGTGGTGATGACTTTTCTGATGTTGCATCAGAATATAATTGCAATTTTCATATGCGTGAAAACATATTTGGAAATGCAGAGAATGGATATGATACAGATTCCTATGATGCTTACCGCACTATAGAGTGGTGGAAGAGGCAGAAACTAGTCTGTGATGAGACTGGTATGGATTATGTAATGATTATGGAAGATGATGTTCTAGTCAGAGATGAGTTTGATATCCATGCACCTTTTGACTTGAGAGGAGTAAGGTTAGCACAACCTCTTCCTCCTAAAATGGTTATGGAAATAAGAGAGAAGGCAAAGTTTGAAGCAGGTGTCTATGGTATGTGTGGTGGTTCCATGTATAATGCCAAGACATTCTTATCAATTTATGATGATGTAGTAAAAGATATAGAAGATAATATGGATCGATTGCAAGCAGAAGATCCAATGCAATGGAGGGGATTGGGATCAGTAGATCTAAATATTACATATCACTTTAACAAACGTGGTTATAGATACGAAGCAGCACCATGGCTTGTAGAAGTAAGAGAAGGTAACTTTCTTAACTTCCCAGTTATTCACCAATTTAAGGTAAATTATTAATGACTGTCTTACCATATAAAGGAGTTAGTATTTTTAATGAAGACGGAACTTACCGTAAGGAAGATGATGTCGTTCAGGGTAGAAGTTACAGTAGTAACTTAACTAAACTTTTAAAGCAATTACCTAAGTTGCAGAATATGCAGCAAGGTAAACCTGCATCTCCTGTCATGGCTCATATGTCTTTGACGAACTACTGCAATCTTACTTGTTCTTTCTGTTGCTTTGCCAACAGGGATATATCAGAGAAGATGCCTACAGAGAAAGTCTTTCAGGCACTAGAAAGTTTTAAGCAGATTGGTATAACAGGTGTTGAGTTTACTGGTGGAGGAGAACCAAGTATTCATCCACACTTTAAAGAGATTGTTCATTATGCAAAAGACCTTGGATTTAGTCTGGGTATATGCACCAATGCTGCAAGGTTTGGAATGGACAGACCAATCAAAAAGGATATTGTAGAACTATTTGATTGGGTTCGTATGGGAATGTATGGTTTCTATGAAGGGTATGATTATGATCTGCGTATATTTGAGGGAACCAATTGCAAACCATCTGCTGCATATGTATGGGATGAGAACCTAGAAACTTCTAAGAACCCTAACATTGTAGGTGATTGGAGTGACGTAAAGAACAAAAGAACGTTATCAAAGAAGTTTCAGACTACCGAAAATTTCATTCGTATGCTAGACTGGGTGGAGGAGAATAAAATCCCTTGCCGTATTGCCTTTAATGCTATTAAGGATGTTAAGGAGACTGCAAAAGACATCGAAACTATTCGTGGAATTATACAGTCCTACGAAAAAGATAGAGGTCGTAAGTTACAGTCGGCCTTTTTGTCTGACTTTAACTTTAAAGGAGAGAGGAGGAACGACCATTGCTATATGCATATGGTAAAACCATTCCTTTTCACGGATGGTTACATCTATGCTTGTCCATCAGCAGAACTATCGATTGAGAACAACTATAACTATGTTCCTGAGTCACAGTTTGCTGTGTGTGATATAGATGGTATAGAGGAATTCTATAGCAAACCTCCTACCCTACGTCATCATGCTTGTCACTATTGTAAATATGCAATGCAGAACGAGTTGATAGATGACATTTTAACTGATACAATACACAATGATTTTGCATGACTGTTATTTTACCTGAGATGCATCAATTTACAAAAGATTATTATGAGGATGGTATTAGAAAACACATCTCTGGTTATGAAGAGTATAAGTGGATGCCAACTCGATCTATACCAGAAGCATTAGATATCATAGACAAGTTTGATTTTAAGACTTGTGTTGATTATGGATGTGCTAAAGGATTCTTAGTCCATGCACTACGCATTTTAGGATGTGATGCTTATGGAGAAGATATTAGTGAGTATGCAATTGAAAACTGTCATCCTTCAGTAAAGAAGTATGTATCTCATCCTAATAATAAGGTTTACGATCTTTTAATTTGTAAGGATGTGTTAGAACATATTGATGAAGTGAATATTCCAGATGTTCTTGAGAAATTCTTAAGAAAATCTAATCAATTCTTCTTCACAATACCACTAGGAGATAATGATCGCTTTAGAATTAGGGAATATGAGGTGGATGTTACTCATGTAACTAAGAAAGATGAGGAATGGTGGATTAATATGTTTGAGAGAAATGGATTTAAGTTGAAAGAGTTTAGATATAATTTAGGATCCATTAAAGAAAAATGGATGCCTGAACACCCTTACGGTAATGGTTTCTTTATTTTGGAGTCGGTGAATGACAACACGAGATAAAAATAAATCTGCTCATAAACTGAGAGGTTTCGGTCCTATCTATTGTATTAATCTTGATGGGCAACCAGAGAGATGGGAATACATGAAGGAGCAGTTTGACTACTGGGAAATTAAAAACTATGAACGCATATCTGCATATGATGGTAGAGATGATGATCTAAGTGGTATTCTTAAGGGTTTATATCCTAATTCTATGTCGCCTGGTGAGATAGGATGTACTACCTCTCACCTAAAAGCAATGAAGCATTTCTTAGATACAAGTGATGCTCCTTATGCAATCATGATGGAAGATGATTGTGACTTAGATGTAGTAAGGTTCTGGAATTTTAATTGGATAGATGTGTATGCATACTTCCCTTATGATTGGGATGTAGTTCAACTTGCTATTATATGTACGGGAGATCTTCATGTTAAACTTCATAAGAGATTTGTAAATGATTTCTCTACTGCTTGTTATGCTATCAGTAGACACCATGCAGAGAAGTTAGTTAGACTTCATTGTAGAGGTGGATATACTGGAGAGCAAAAGTATAAATTGGATCAAGGTGTTAAACCAAGACCAGTTGCAGATGATTTGATTTATAATTCAGGTAATACATTCTCAATTCCTTTGTTAATGTATAAGATTGAATTGGGATCTAGTATTCATCCAGAACATATTAGTAGGGTTCATGATGCAAGTCATAAAGCATTGTGGCAATACTGGCAACAGATGGGATCATCAGTTAATATTGCAGATCATATGAACTATGATCCGTATCTAGGAAGAGTTACAGAAGCAAGTCCACCACCAGAGAAACCAGAAACATACTCTGAAGATAAATGAAAGAAGAAAGACCTTGGGGATGGTATGATGTAATAGACCAAGGCGAACGGTTTAAGGTTAAGAATATTGAGGTTAAACCAGATTCAAGTTTGTCTTCTCAGATGCATCATCATAGAGCAGAGCATTGGATTGTAGTTAAGGGAACTGCATTGGTTGAATTAAATGATAAGGAATTTCTTATACATGAGAACCAAAGCACCTTTATTCCACTAGGATGTAAGCATAGGTTATCAAATCCTGGTAAGATACCATTACAGATCATAGAAGTTCAGAGTGGTTCTTACTTAGAAGAGGATGACATAACAAGATATGATGACAAATATGGAAGGGTTATTGGTGTGACAACCACATAAGTGACTGTCATGTATTGACACCCTTATAATAATCTGATATTATAAATAATAACAACTGGCACACTCTACGATGTGACAGTTCAGTAAAGGACTCGAAAGAATCGTAACCCTTTGCGAATGTAAACAGTATCCCATGTCGGGGATGCTATCATCCGCAGGGTTATTTTTATGCCCGTGCGAGATACTAATAAAAAAACATGTCTATCAAATCAACAATCGCTGCTGTTGCAGCATCTCCATTCCTATTCGCTGGTGCAGCTTTTGCTGGTCCATATGTGAATGTTGAGAGCAATATCTCTTATCCTGATGGAGACTACTCTGGTGCAACCACAGACCTACACGTAGGTTATGAAGGTGCTCTTGGTGCTAATGCTGACTACTATGCACAAATCGGTCCTTCTTTCACTGCTGTAGACGGAACTGACGGTTCTGAGGGAGAAATCTCTGGTAAGGTTGGTGTTACTGTTGCTGCTACTGAGTCTCTTGGAGTCTACGGTGAGCTTTCTGGTATCACTAAGGAAGTTTCTGGTGACGATACAGTTAACTGGGGTGCTAAGCTTGGTGCTAAGTTTGTATTCTAAATAGGATTGAGACATCGTTCGTGCGGTCTCTACAATCGGAACTTACAAGACCCCTTCACAGGGGTCTTTTTTTATGCTATAATATTGCTATGAAAAAGACAGAAGACATAGTAATGCATCCACTCTGGATAGGTCCAGTGATGCTCATGTTCATGGTAGTAATGATACAAACACTTCATACTGTTACTCATTGGCGTATGCAGATAGATGCTGATGCGTATTGTAAAAATAATGCTGAGTGGGTAGAAAGTAACAATGGATACAATGATGATGATTACTGATAATGGGTGCTTATAGGGGTCATAAGCACCCCTTTTCATGGTTCGGATACCACTAATGTAAAGTTATTTGACAAAAATTAATCTTTTATATATAATTATGTTACGTTTCTTAATAAACGAATGACAAGTTCAACATCCAAGATGGATCGTTATACAACTACTGAATATGGTAAGCAGAACATGTTTGCTTCTGAGCCACAAATGCAGTATGTTGAGAACTACCAAGGATATTGGCCACATGCAGAACAACTCAATGGTCGCCTTGCGATGATTGGATTCTTTGCAGCAGTCCACAATTACATTCTTACTGGGTATGTAATACCTGGTATCTGGTAGACTATAAAGGTCTTTACACCACTCGCACAGCGAGTCACTTTTAACCCTCAATCCAAAAAGGAGTAAATCAATGACACCCGAAGCAGAAAAGTTTAATGGCTGGATGGCCATGTTAGGAGTTACAGCAGCACTAGGTGCTTATGCAACAACAGGTCAAATCATTCCAGGTATATTCTAATGAAAAACGAAAACATATTTTTAAAAGCACAAGGACGTGCAGCAATGATGGGAATCTGGTTTTTCGGATTATCCTATGCAGTAACAGGCAACTTAATTCCAGGTATCTACTAATGTCAAATGAAAACACTAACAACAAAGTCGATTTCTCCATCGCTGAAAAGTGGAATGGTATTGCTGCTATCGTTGGTTGCGTCGCTGCCTTTGCTAGTTACTCCTTTACAGGGCAACTCATTCCTGGTTTAGTCTAAATCTTTACAAAACTAAATAATTACTCGTAATTTATTACAGAATCAAGACATATGGGCGACTTATCAGCCGCAGCAGATACAATAACACCACTAACAGCAGTCCTTTGGATTTTTTATCCAACGGCTGCTTTAGTTTTAGTGGAACTTATTCTTCGTGCAATTAATGATGATGACGATGACCAAGATGGTGGTAAAGGTATTATGGTTGGTCAAATACAACCAGCATATGCACCTTCACCATCATGATTGATTGGTCTCACCCATATTGGAGATTCGCTGAACGTTGGAACGGACGTTTAGCAATGATTGGTGTAATAAGTATTGCAATACTCTTGACAGTAAGGTAGAAATACCTATATAATACAGACAGAGTATTTTTACCTATGCCAATAGCACTTTTCTTAGGGGTTGTAACCCTCGTAGCATATACAAATGTCGGATCTATCTTTCTTCAATAATATCCTTATCAATACTCCTGCCTCTGCACATGGACTATTAGAATTTGGTTTCTTTGTTTGTGTTGGTATTACCGCAGGATCATTAGGCTTGATATAAGGATTAAATTTCAAAATGAAGGACAAAAAAGCAGCAAAAAAATTATTAAAACTTGCAAAAGAACATCCAGAATGGTATAGTGAAGATGATGTTAGATATGCCAAACAAGTTAAATGGCGTATCAAGCAAGAAAAACAACAACACAAAATGAATGACTGAAGATTCTTATTCAGATGAAAAACTGAAATTGAGAAAGGAGGTATTGTCTATACTTCTTAAAAAGTATGGGCATGAAGGTAACAACAAAGCAATTTATGAATGTGCTGATGAGTGGATTGGTAAGTATGCCATAAGTGCTGGTGTTGTTGATTACTACAATGCTTATAAACAGTCTTTTATAAATAAATCACTCGAATAATTATTATGCAAAAAATTATTAATGTACTTGCTCTTGCGTCTACTGCTGTATCTGTTGCCGTTGTTGGTAGTGGGTTATACGTATACGTCAATCGTGCATCCATCATTGATGGAGTTAAATCTCAAGTTATGGAAGCAGTTACTGGATCTTTTGGTGGTGCTGCAGGATTGGGTGGAGGCGCACTTCCTTTAGGAACTAATGATCTTGCTTCTCCAGATACACCACAAGCAACTGCACCTGCTACCCCATCTGGTGGTTTAGGAGTTCCTACTTTCTAAATAATAGAGCCTTGCTCTATTTTAATGACTGATCCAGTAAAGGAAGTAAAGAAAGATGATAAAAAGAAAAGTGCTCTAGGTAAGATAAAGGATGCTATATTACCAGACCAAGAAGAACAGGCAGCAATCATATCTACTTTTGTTAGACTTGGCGTGTTGGTCTGGAGCGGAGGAATATTGACTCTTAATTATGTGGCAATTCCAGGTGTACCGCAACAAAAAATAGATCCAACTTTTATAGCTTCAGTTTTTACAGGAGTTTTAGCTAGCTTTGGAATTCAAACTGCTAGTAAAAAGGGTGATGGGACAATGAAGATGAATGGTAATGGTAATGGTGCTGGCGCAGTATCTAAAGCAGATATGGAGAAGTTGATTGAGAAAGCAACTCAGACCGCACCTGCTCAAACAATAAGAATTGAACAAGCACCATTACAGTTAACTGCTCAAGCACCTAAGAAAGAAGAACCACCATTTAAAATGTAAGGAGGTAATTATGTCTTGCGACGATCATGGTAAAATGAACCCAGTTGCACATGCTTTGTATCATGTGAAAGAATGGGATAAGAAAATGGCAAAGAAGATACAGGACAAGTTTAAGTTGACTGATTATCAGATGTTAGTTCTTGCCTTTGGTAAAGGATTTATTATTGGTGCTATCCTACTCTAATGGAATTGACTGAAGAGAATGTAGTCAAAGTATTGGAAGAACTTCAACCTTACATAGAGGCAGATGGTGGATGGTTGCAGTTTGTAGAGATAGAACATGAAACAAATTTTGTTAAGGTAAGATTGGGTGGTGCATGTTCTACTTGTGCTATGAGTTCTATTACTTTGAAGCAAGGTATAGAAAGTAAGTTGATGCATGAGATTCCTGAGTGTTATGGAGTTGTGCAGGTTCTCTAACTGAGTGTTGGAGTCCACACTCAAATAGGTAATTTTTACTAGATGTGCTATAAATATGATTAGTATGGGATTGAAAAGATCATGCCCCTGACTAAGCAAAAGCATTACACCGTAGGTTATCACGACCTACAACATAAGCATCATGAGATATGTGAGTATGCAGTAGACGCATATGAAGCAATACAGAAATCCAAAGAGGATGTTCCTGCATTAAAGGAGCATCCTCATTTTGTTGATTACTGTGTAACTGAAGAGGTGAATAACATCTCTAATCTTATGGCATCTGGTATCCCAATGGGACATTAATTATGGCAAAACATAAGCACGAAATTATGTGGTGGATGAGTAGACTAACTATAATGGGTACGTCTTTAGGACTATCTACATGGTTAGCTGCTCAAGCATATGCATAATTATACAAATCCATCTGAAAAACAAGACCTGTCTCATGTAGAGGCGCAACTTACTAAAGGTAAGAAGTATTATGATGATCAAGGGTGGGAGATCTCTGCACCTATAAGTGATCGAGAATGTATCTATAAGTGTCTAGAAAATTGTGAGCAACTTGCTGGACTTGATAGGAAGCAAGTTAAAAGGTTGATGGAAGAGTTTGAGAGTGGACAAATGGGTGAAGATGTTGTAGACTTAGTATCAGAGTATCCTCCTTTATAACTATGGCATGGGATGACCCACTTAATTTTAAAAAAGAAGGTATCGTATTAGATTACAAAACTGCTGGTGTCGATATAGATGCTGGTAATAAGTTTGTAGAAGATCTTAAAAATAGAGTCCCTGGCCTTGGTGGTTTTGGTGGGATGATAAAGGTTCCTGTAGGATATGAGGAACCTATTTTAGTATCTGGTGCTGATGGTGTTGGAACTAAACTTAATATATGCACCATTGCGAATGACTTTACAACTATAGGACAAGACTTAGTTGCGATGTGTGTCAATGATGTGATTACTTGTGGTGCGAATCCATTATATTTCTTAGATTATGTTTCCACTCAGAAGTTGGATGGAAATGTTGCTGATATTATGGTGGGTATCCTTAAGGGATGTGAGATAGCAGGTATGGATCTCTTAGGAGGAGAGACTGCTGAACATCCAAGACAACTTCATTATGATATGGCAGGGTTTTGCACTGGTATAGTGGATAAGAAGGATATTATAGATGGGAAAAGTATTAAACCAAGTGATAGAGTTATAGGACTAGCAAGCAGTGGACTTCATAGTAATGGATATAGTCTTGTTAATTATCTATTAACCAGACATCAAATATTTTATGCTGATCATCCTGAATTACTTACACCAACTACAATCTATGCACCTGTTGTAAATAGACTTTTAAAGGAGGGTGATTGGATCTATGGTATGGCACATATAACAGGAGGAGGAATCCCTGAGAACCTTCCTAGATGTCTTCCAAAGGGTCTTACAGTAAGAGTTGATTATGATTCATGGCCATTACCAGAGATCTTTAAGGAGATCCAACTTAAAGGTAATGTTGATAAGGAAGAGATGAAGAGAGTGTTTAATTTGGGTATAGGATATTGTGTAGTAGTTCCTGCTAATAATCTAGAACTTACTATGGATATAATTAGAGATGAGGGTATTGATTGTTGGGAGATCGGAGAGGTGTATCAGAAATGATTTTAGAAACCTTTTTAATCCTTGCAGCATTACCATTTGTAGGACTAACATTATTCTTTGGAACAAAGGGTGGTTATTATGATAGTGATGACTATAATGGTGATGGTTGTGCTCACGACGTAAAACGATGATTTTTCTATCTAAACCTTCAGTCTATTTACTTCCTGGAACATGGGAGTCACCTAATATAGACTATCCCTTTCCTACTATTACAGCAATTAGTTGCTTAGTATCATTAGGATTAGTAACATGGTTTGTTACACTTTATAAGAATAAAAAGGCATGA